GCGGCCTTCTGCTTTGCGAAGGGCGACGCGGAACGTCTCGATTGTTCCGCGGCAAAGCTCTTCAATTTCACGCCGCGAGTAGCAGTCCACCGCCATACCGCAGACGGCCAAGGCTTCTGCTGCCTTGAGCGCCGCCAGCATGTCGGCATGGCTGTTGACAGCACGGACGATCAGGCCAGAATTATGGACAGCCTCAATTCGGGATGGACCACTCGTCATCGGAGTTTGGACGCCGATAACTTTCAGGGCTTCGCCGCCAGCCATGATGAAACCGTCAACGAATTGCCACGGCGTCGGCGTATGCTTCGTATCGCTCGCGTTCATGTCCGTCTTCCTGTGCTGGTTCTTGTGTTGGGGTTGGGGATCAGCGGAGCAGATGCCCGCGACCGGCGTTGATCATGTCGCGGCGGTAGCTGCTGTCGTCCGGCTCGGAACGATCCGACCAATATTCCTCGGCGCGGTTTTCGTTGATGGCCTCGCACTCGCTGGCGATGTTCTGGGCGAGGAGGGCGATCTGGGCCAGCGTCAAACCCCAATCGTCGAGCAACTGCTTGCAGATGTCGGTCAGGGCTTCGTTCGGCCAATCGTTGGCGTCTTGGGTGTCGGTGCTGGCCATGTCGTCTCCTCTTGGGTTGCTGAGGAGAATAATATCCGCTATTGAGGACATGTCAACAGGAATAACCGCTAAAGAGGATATTATTTTGACAGCGGCGGCGAGCTGTGGCAAAAGAAAAGCCCCGGAGGAGAAATCCAGCCGGGGCGCAGAGGACGATGAAATAAGTCTCCGCTTATGTATCAGGCCACAAAGGCCGACGCAAGCGAAAACATCCTCCCTCTGCGCAGCGGCGACACGGTGCAAATCCGTTGCTGGTGAAGCCACAAGCGCGCGGGGTCGAAAGTCCTACGGTGCTGCCAGAAACAGAGGACCAGCTTTCCGAGAGGAAGCTGTTGGCGTGCGTCCCATCCCGGCTCGGGCCTTCAGGACTCGCCAATCGACTCTCCTTCTTCCTGGCCTCTTGATTGAGGCTATGGGGGAGGGGGGTCTTTTGGCAGGAACCCTCCCTCTCAATCCTTCAGGGACTTAAGAAGTAGAAACAGGAATAAGTAAGATGTTACTTAAATGCCCGCGACCCAAAAATCAGTTCACGGTCTATTACGGTGTTGCGAAATCTCATTAGCCGTCATACTGTGATGAGGTTACCCACCGACATCATGCGGGGCCGTAACGACTTCGCCTCAATGCGAACTTTGACAGCTTTTGCTGACCCTGGCGCAGGCCACTCCCCAAAGCTGGCGATCTCACATAGCCGTGCCTTGTTTACAGGAATGTCGCTTGACGCTATCGTAGGAAAATCGTCCTACCAAAAAACCATAACAAAGGGATGAAGAATGTCCAAGGCCTCGCAGTTCGAAACTGATGCCAGGAACTTCATCAAGGCGGTTGAAAAGCTGCCTGTCTCCAAGGTCATGGGGCTTCTGAAATCAGCTTCTCTTCTGTACCCGCATCGTTCGTCGCGCTCGTCGTATGCGCCATTTCCAGAAAAGCCTTCTTCTGTCGCGGCGTCATCTGCGCGTAAAACCGGAGGAGACGTTCCTCGTCGGCTCCAAGCTCTATCCCATAAATGATGTGGGACAGGCTCACTCCGATCTGGTCGGCGATCTTGAGCATGTTTCCGATCGTCGGATCTTTCTCCTCGACCAGGATGCCATGCAGATAGCCGGCGCCCATGCCGGCCTTGAGGGAAATATCCCGCAGCGACCGTCCACTTTTCTCCGCAGCCCTCGCCAGCCGCTCTCTCCATCCCGTTACAATCATGGCCGGACTATCCGCTAAAACGGCGAATAGCGCACGTCCGCAATAAAGGACGCTTGACATGTCCTCTTTAGAGGATATAGATTGAGCCATGGCTACGAAAAATCACCTTCTCGACGAGATTGAAGCGTTCCTTTCCGAGACCGGAATGGGGCCGTCATACTTTGGAAAACAGGCGGTTCGTAATTCCGAGATCGTCGCCCGGCTTCGCGCTGGCGGTCGGGTCTGGCCGGAGACGGAAGCGCAATTGCGTGCCTTCATGCTCGCCGCCCGCCGCGCCTCCAAATCGGAGCGAGCAGCATGAACACGATCGCTCCTTCCGCCTCTCTCTGGTCTCCATGGCAGGTAAGGCATATCGACTTCCATTCCCAAGCGAAAGCAACCGAAGACAACGGCGCCTATCCGGCCCATTTGGAAGGGCACGGCGTGACGGGAGTTGCAAGTAGGGCGAGCGTCGGCGGCCGTACCGACGCATCAATTCCCCCTTCGCTGGTTCTTCCTCCCCCAGCGAAAACGGCCGGCGACGTAACCTCCCCGTCGCCGTCGGCCGGCCAATCACAGATAGGTGCGAAATGACCTGCTCCGACGAATTGTTCCGGCTCGGCAAGCCGTACCCTAGGACATGCCAGGATTGTGGCTTGGGTCCGTGCAAACGCGGCCTGTCCATGAAGGCGCCAGCCGAAGTTCTTACCGCCGCCGATGGTTGGATGCCGATCGAGACGGCGGAGAAGGTCGCCGGCATCGAAATACTCGGGACGCGATGGGGCTTCGACGGGAAAGGGAAAGCGACCTGCATTCAGGAGCCATTCATTTCGTTCTGGTCGCCAACGTTGAACAAGTTCTACTGCTCGCCGACGCACTGGATTCCATCTCCCAAGCCTCCCGTCTCTCACGCACACGATGCGGTGCAGTCATGAGCGCGTCATTCCCCAGATCTCCTGAGCGCGGTGGCGCGATCTGCGGCCAAGTAATCGTCAGGATCAGGGCAGACGGTTTCCTTGGCCACCTCAAAGCTGAAACGCACTTTTCTAGCATGCAAACCCGTCTGCCCGCGTTCTTCAGATCCACTGTCAGCACCCCCTCCCTGACAGTGGCTGGCGGGCGACGATTGAGCATACCCCATACCCGTGCTCTCGTCGCCCGCGCCGTCGCCCAGGGACTCGGGGCGATCTGCAATTTGACCGGCTCTCTCAGCCGGTGGTCGTTTCTTTCGCGCTTCAAGTTCTTGCAGGAGCCGTCGCGCGTCTCTCGAATCTTGTTCCGTCCAAACCTTTCGTTCGCTGCTGCTCATGTCCCCAAACATGAAGCAAGGAGCGTCGGAAATGTCCAAAAAGTTGTCGGAGAAATCCAAAATGTCGAGTGCTGAGTTCGCGCAATTTGCCCTACGAGAGAGGGTAGCGCCGCCCTCCTTAGGTTCAATCAAGGCGCGTCTGCGGCACGCGCGGACAATCATGGGGCGCCGTCAATGGACGGATAACCGCGTCAAAGATTGCTGGTACGCCGATCCGCGCATCAGCCCGAATGCGGACGAAATCCGCGACCTCGAAGAGATTACAGGGCTCCGCTATGGCAGAGAAGAACTCCGCTCCCTCGAAGAACTCATCAGCCGCGCCGACGCCTACCTGGATGGCCCGGAGGCGGATTTCTTTCGCCCGTTCGTTGATGCGTTCCGCACGATGGCTCGCGCTTTTGATCGCACCGGAACTGAGGGGTGAGTGATGATATATTTCATCGCCAGAACCGCAACGCCGAATCTAGTCAAAATCGGCAAGACGGAAGAACTAGAAGATCGCCTTACCGCTATCGCCGGTTCGTTTGAGGGCGGCATAGATTTGCTGGCTACATGCGCCGGTGACAAGCCGGTTGAGACGTTCCTGCACATGCTTTTCTTGACGGAGCACGTCGAAGGCGAGTGGTTCCAACGAACTGCCGCGCTGGATTTCATCATAGGGCGTTTTGCCGCCAAGGAACAACGCCATTTCGGCCCGCGCACTCAGCGTCAGGTCGGTGATGCCGCAGACGAAGACCTAAAGATCGCCGTTGATCTCCTTCGCAAGCTGCTACCGGCGCTCGCCGGGTTCAACGAAGGCATCGCATTGGCCCAAGAGCGGGCCTTTAAGCTTCTTCACGCCGCCAACTCTCTTTGGACAAGACGGCGCGTCCGCGCCCTGTGGGAAGCCAGCGCAACGCGCGTTGCACACTACGAAATCCGCAATCTCGAAAGCGCTCTGGCGCTGGCTGAAAAAATCCATGGCCCGCAGATGGATGCGTATCGGTCAGCGGCGAGCGGAGTGGGCCGAGGCGATTGCGCCCGAACTCGCGACTGACGATCAACCCAAAGGAGAATGACCATGGACAAGCAATATGCCAGCAACCAAGCCGCCATGAACACCTACCCGGGCGAAGCGAAGCTCCAAACTACACAGCCGGCTCTCGGCCGCCTCTATGAGGCTATGACGGCCATGAGTGAAGCCGTGTCGATGGCACGGACCACGGCAGACCAGCTCTGCGGCAGTCAGCCGGAATCGATCGGCAAAGACGCGGCGGAAAAGAGCGGCAGCTACTTCGGCCAGATTGAGGACATCGCGGCGAATTTCCGCTCCCACGCCGAACGCATCATCAGCGACATGCAGCGCATTCAAAACCGTCTCTAGCCTCCTAACCCACAACCTAGAGGTGACACATGAAAACCCGCGTCGTCACATTAGATGGAATTTTCGTCAGGAACGAATCCGGATTTTACGAGCCCGAGCATGAAGAGCACATCCGCTGCATTCTCTGCATCTGGGCCAGCCTCGGGATAGCGGCATGGGCGGCGTTTATCGGCGTCGGGTATGCGATCTGGCGTGTCTTCGAAGCGCTCGCCTAGCCCTTCATTCAACCCAAGACGAGGACGCATGACATGACCGAGGAAGCGAAAATCCCGCATTATGTGAAGCGCGCCATATCTCGGCTGCATGGCGATCTGGTTCTTGTCCGGCAGTGTAGCGCCACGGACGAAGCCATCCAGAAGGGTGATGGGCACGTCTATTTCACTCACCCCGACGGTCGGCCATTCCCGACAGCATCGGGAACCTACGCTATCAAAAACAGCCTTGTAGAGCCAGTGGGCGACGGCCTTTTCGGCGACAGCCAGACCTACCGGCTTGCTCAATGACGCGCCTCTCTCACGCCGACATGGCCCACGAATTCACCAGGATGTGTGTATCCAAGATCAATTGGCTGCACCGCTTTTCGTCGGGACGTGACAAGCGCCCAGATCACGAAATCGAAACGAAGCGCCATGAGCTTTCAGTGCTTCAGCAAGCCAAGGAAGACTACCAGCGCGCAGCGGAGTGGGCGTCATGATCGCGATCTCATTGCCCTGGCCCGACAGGAAACTTCACCCAAACGCGCGCGAGCATTGGTCAAAGCGCGCCAAAGCCGCCAAGCACGCCCGAGCCACCGCCTATTGGTGCGCCAAGGAGGCGGGTATCAGGCTCAACGATCCCGACATCCCGGCGGCGCTGAAGGTCACGGCGGTGTTCTTCCCGCCCAACAATCACAAGCACGATATCGACGGATGCCTTTCCGCACTCAAGGCGAGCTTTGACGGCATTGCCGACGCTATCGGCATTGACGATTCGAAGTGGGAATTCGGCGCGCCTCGCAAGGAAGCGCCGGTCAAGGGCGGCGCGGTCAGAATCGAACTGGAGGCCGCATGAAAGACGACATCCTAGCCGCCCTAGGCACGGCCCTAGATGCTGAACACGCTTCAGCGGTCCTAGATCACCGCAAGACCAAGAAATGCGCCCTGACGGTCTTCGCTGCCAAGCTACTGGCAAAGCAATTCGCTCTCTGCCCTGACCCGAATGCAGCGGCCGAGGAAATGATCCTGCGTGGATGGCAGGGTTTTAAGGCCGAATGGCTGGCAAGGCCACAGCAGCGCACAGGCAGACGCACATACGTCGATGTCGCTCAAGACAGGATCAACGGAAATGGATCAGAAGGCGTTTTTGGCAATCACCGCCATGCTCAACAGCTTTCCAATGGGAGCTACGAATCCGGACCTGACGATGGGAACCTACGAAGCGGTTTTGTCGGGGCTTTCCCCGCAAGCCGTCACTGAAGCAGCACAGAGGTTCACCATGGGCGACGTGCCAGGCCAATCAAAGACGTTCGCGCCTTCCGTGGCCGAGTTCGTAGCGGAAGCCCGCAAGCGCCAGGAATACATCGACATGAAGGCGCGCCCGGAACGGAAAGCTCTGCAATTCTTCCCCGGCCCGCTCGCGCCATTCCAAATCCGGCAGCAGAAGCGGCTGGCCCAAAACGCCCATTTGCCGGTGCTGTTCGAAAACATCTCCTACGACCAGTGGCGCAAGATGAGCGCGGCGAGGGAGATTCCGGTGGGCGCGACTTGGTGTTCGTTGGGGATCATTTACGGACCCGGAAAGGAGATTTCACATGCTTGAGGCGAGAGACGGAAAGGCGATTTACGCTCAGAAGAAGGCAGAGCGACCGGCGCGAGCCTACGAGATGTTTGCCGGCGGCCTAGACACCCTGCAGATTTCCCATCGCTTCGGCATCCGTGAGCCAGTCATTCATCGCTGGATCACCATGGAACGCAGCCGGCGCCTGAATCTCTTCAGCCCATATGAGACCAGAAAAAATCAAGCGTAAAGGAGTTTCACGGTGTATCTAGTTCCCTATTCAGGACACGACGAATGCGCCTCCCGCACTCACAAGGCAACGGTAGAGTTCAACCGGTGCGGGATTGACGCATTTCGCAAGCGCGGCATGCCTGAGGCTATCCGGGAGATAGTCAAACAGGTGGCAAAGGATCGAGGCATCAACATCCAAATGATAGCGGGTGACAGCCGAATTCGGGTTGCCGTGGAGGCTCGCAACGAGGCCATGTACCTGATCAAGGCGCGAAATCCCAAGAAGACATCGTCCAGCCAAATCGCTCGGTGGTTCGCCCGCGACCACACAAGTTGCATGCACGGAATCGCCAGCCATCAGGATTCCCACAACCTTCCCAAGCTGGTCGGCTATGACCTTGACCGGGTTCGCGAGCGCAACCGCATGATCTCGGCACGTATGAGGAGCACTAGGATGAGCGACACCCCAGAAGACATCCACAGGGCGGCTACCGAATTCGCTGGGCGCTATCTCGCTTTCGACGTGCCATGCGACCGCCTCTACAAGGAATTCGCCGAGGCGCTTATGGCTGAGCGGGAGCGATGCGCCGGAATTGCCGACCGCCGCGCCAACTATCTTTCGAAGGTCAAGGGATACGCCAGTGAAGTCACCGAGCTTCTAACGACTTCGGCCGCCATCCGTGCCGAAAGCGAAGCAGAGAACCGCACATGAAGGCGAAAACCCGCTCGCAACGTCGCGGACGCATCCGCAAGCAGGTAGCCCGCGAACCAAATGGGCGTCCGCAGCGGGCAACAGTGGCCGAAATCCGCGCCAGCACCGTCCACGCCCGCATGGCACAGCACAAGCTCACCCTGGTTCAAGCCGGCGACAGGCTGGCCGGCTACGAGATCGGCCGGCTCTATCTCAGGGGCCAGATCGATCTCGTTGACGTCGAGGTCTGCGACGACTACGTTCAGACCGTGGCGCGCTTCATGGCGCTGACCAATCCTCAGCATCCGTTCCCCAAGGCCATGGACTATCTCGCGGCCAAGGGATTCGGCGGGGAGCCGTCACAGGATCAAATCGCCAGCATCCGCAAGCGCTACGCCGAATGGATCGAGCCGCTTAGTGGGCTAGACAGCCGGGCGCGCATGATCTTCAACGGTGTAGTCTTCTACGATAACCAGGCCAGCGACATCCATGCGATCAAGCCATGCATCGCGGCGCTTAGGAGGAAATTCAGGTGAACACCGTTGCCGAATTCCTGCGAAGCATTCGGGTCTGGTTTCTCCCGGTAAAAGAGGAGCCTCCAAAGCCATGGCTCATTGATCGAGATGGCACGATCTACAAACCAGAGCGTCGCGTCGTTCTAAAGTCCTCCAAGGAAGAGAAAACGTAACGCCCCCGAAACGGTATTGACACGCCAGCCTGACCACCGTATGTCTGAAACACAGGATGCGCGTTCGCGTCCACAATCTCACAAACCACCACCACCGGCCCGCCTTGCGCGGGCTTTTGCGCATGGGTGAGCCATTGGCCGAACCATCTCGCATTACTGAGATAGCTGAGGAAGCGGCTCGGATGTTCATGTGCGAGCAGGCTGCGGCCTTTCTTGACTGCTCGATAAATCTCTGCGCCACCACGATGGAGCTATCAGCGCTCATCAAGCTGCTCGAAGATCACGCCGCCATCCTCAAGGAATACGGCTGATGGCTGCCACATGGTTCGTCTATAGATCGGCGATCACCGGTAGGTTTGTTTCGAAGGCCTATGCCGAGCAACACCCTGACACCACGGTCCGCTCTGTGGTAGGGCGCAAGCCAAACTGTAAGTGAACCGTTCAAAGGAGAACGATCATGACCAGGTACGCAGTTCTCATCGAGGACAATGACGGCAACACCGTTGTCTCAGACATCAAGCAGATGGAAGGCACTCCGACCGAACCCCGCAGCGGCAACGCCAGGTTCGTCAAGGTCGCCGACGGTGTTCTCATCGGCATGGTCAAGGGCGGGCCCGTCGATGCAGTTGGCGGCTATGGCTTCCCGGAAGGCACCGCAGGCAAGTCCGGCCGCAGTCAGACCGGCGTGACAAAGACCGATCCGGCGCCGGCTGTTGCCAAGGGCACGAAAGCGTCCAAGGCAGATGCGCAATAGGCACTCGTGTAAGCCGATAACCATACGAGGCGTGACATACGAATCTGGCGCCGCCGCCGCCGAAGCGCTCGGTCTTGATAAGACTGCAATCTACAAAGCGCAGAAGCGCGGCTGCCTCGAAAACGTTGGCCTCGGCCTGCCCGGGTATCGGGTCAAGAAGGGCGAGCGTATCGCGGATAAGCCAGTCAGGGTGCAGGGCGTGACTTATCCTTCGCAGAAAATCGCAGCCGAGGTGTTAGGCGTAAGCCGCGCCACAATCTACCGAGCTAAGAAAAAAGGGCGGGCGAGGGATGGCTGAACCTACAACCGAAAAGCTGCCGGCTCATCTGCGCGATGATCTGAAGTTCAAGCCAGGTCAGTCCGGCAACCCGAATGGCAGGCCCAAAGGCTCACGCAATGCGCTTGGCGAGGCCTTCCTCGAAGCAATGCATGAGGACTTCAAGGCTCACGGCGTCGAGGCAATCCAGAAGGTACGAGACGAGAAGCCTGATCAATACCTGAAGGTGATCGCCTCGATCCTGCCGAAGGATCTGAATGTCAACATCAACAACATGGACGATCTGAGCGATGACGAGCTACGAGCCCGCATCCGCAGCCTTGAATCCGTCATCCGGCCTTTCCTTGTCGATGAAGGAGTATCTGGCCCTCCTATCGGAGATGGACCGACGACGGCGCACTAACAGGCTTGCCGCCTATCGTCCGTACAAGAAGCAGGCGGAATTCCACGCGGCCGGTGCTATCCACCGCGAGCGCTTGTTCATGGCTGGGAACCAGTTGGGCAAGACCCTGGCCGGTTCGTTCGAATGGTCAATACATCTCACCGGCATCTATCCTGACTGGTGGGTAGGACGCCGTTTCCTTGAGCCGGTCAGGATGTGGGCTGCCGGCGAAAGTCGGACATCGACGGCCGGCACCATTCAAAAGCTGATGGTTGGCGAGCCTGAGAAGGAAGAGGAGTGGGGCACGGGAGCGATCCCGAAGGACAAATTGCTTTCGTGGTCGCGCGCCGCTGGTGTTCCGAATGCACTGGATTCGCTGACGGTCAGGCACACGACAGGTGGTGCATCAACGTTGCTCTTCAAGGCTTATGAGCAGGGCCGGGCCAAATGGCAAGGTGACACACTGCACGGCGTGTGGTTCGACGAGGAGCCGCCGCCTGACATTTATTCCGAGGGCATGACGCGCACCAACGCCACAGACGGGATTACCATCGTCACCTTCACGCCGCTCAAGGGCATGTCGGACGTTGTTCAGCAGTTCCTTTCGCAGGAAGATATCGAACTCCTCGTGAAGGCGAAGAAATGAGCAAGCACGTCACGTTCATGACGATCGACGATGCGGAACACTACACGCCAGAGAGGCGCGCAGAGGTCATTGCCGCTTATCCAGCGCATGAGCGAGAGGCGCGCGCCAGGGGCATCCCTGTTCTGGGTTCCGGCCGGATTTTTCCTCTTCCGGAAGAGGACATAAAGGTAGCGCCAATCCGCTTGCCACCGTACTGGCCGAGGATTGGCGGGTTGGATTTCGGTTGGGAGCATCCTTCCGCCGCTGTCGAGCTCGCATGGGATTCGGAAGCTGATGTTGTCTATGTGGTCAAATGCCATAGGCAAAGCCAGCAGACGCCGGCGATGCAGGCGATCACGCTGCGGCCTTGGGGATCTTGGCTTCCATGGGCATGGCCGCATGACGGGCACAATCGGACGCTTGCCGGCGCTGGTGTCGCACTGGCAAAGCAGTATGGCGAGCACGGATTGAACATGCTGGGCACGCACGCTCAGTTCAGCGACGGTTCTAATTCGGTCGAAGCCGGGCTTATGGCGATGCTGGACCGGATGCAAACCGGACGCTTCAAGGTCTTCGACAACCTGAACGAATGGTTTCAAGAATTCCGCCTGTATCATCGCAAGGATGGGATCGTGGTCAAGATGAAGGACGATCTGATGTCCGCCACTCGCTACGGGGTGATGATGCTTCGCCATTCGATTGTCGATCCTGCCGCGTTCAGGGCACATCGTCAGAGCGGCAAGATGTCCGATCCGCTGTCCGATTATCGATGACCGTCCGCATCATCGGCGGCAATCTTCGGGATTTGTCCTACATCGCGGCCAACCTCCGGCCTGAAGATCGCGCCGAGATAGATTGCCAGTTCGATAGCTGGACACCAGCTGAACTGGCTCTCAGCGCCATGCATGGCCTGGCCTACGTCGTCGAGATCGATGGCAACCCGGAAGCGGCCTTCGGCGCTGGTGAGGTTCGTAGCGGCCTCTGGATAGCCTGGAGCTGGGGAACGAAGCGCATGCGGCGCTGTGTGCCTCGGATAACACAGTTCTTTTATGAGGTGCTCGGCCCTGAGGTTGCTTCACGTGGATCATGGCGGGTTGAGGCAAGGGCGCTGGCCTCGAATGAACTGGCGCTTCGCTGGCTGAACCGGCTGGGTGCAACCGAACGCTGCGATCTTCCCGGCTACGGCAAGAACGGTGAAGACTTCATCCTTTTCGACTGGACAAGGGAAACTTGGGCCAATGTGTCTATTCAGCAAACCGCCGGCTCTGAAGCCGCTCCCGCCAACACCAACAGCGGAAGACAAGGACGTACAGGCCCGCGCTGCCGCATTGCAGCAGCAGCTTGCAGCCAATGACGGCACGGCAGAGACGATAAAAACCGATCTGGCTCCCAGCTCATTGCAGGGTCAGAAAAAAGTTCTGTTGGGCGTCTAACACATGGGCGCGATGAAGCGCACGTTCCGCAATCGCGGCTATCCCTGGTGGGTCTGGCGCGCTATGGCGAACCGGCGCGATCGGCTCGACTCGGACCCTTTTAACGTCGGAACTCCATATCTCGGGCAGGTTGCAACCAACTCCCGGATGCCGACGAACCGATCCACGACCAACAAGCAGGCCAATGCGCGGACCTCCCACATTGCACGGGACGCGATCACCTCTTTGCAGATCGAGCTTGGGAACTGGTACTGGGTCCGGTCAACCACGGGGCCTGAGACTGCCGGCGGTGGGAACCAGACTGTTTCGGCCTCTATCGAGTATCCAGAAGGCACCTTCACTCAAGTCCTATGGACTGGCGCGACGACCAGGGTGATCGCATCCGGTTCGCAGGCCCTTTCCGACGCGGTGGATGTCAGCATCCCCAAGGATGCCCGGTTCTGGATACGGACCTTCGTCGTCGGCGTGACGGGGATTGTCTTCTCCGAGGGCAATACCGGGTTCAAGCAAATCGATACAGCCAATGGCGAGGCCTACAACTACGCGGCATCCGGCCTTTCCGATCTCACCATGGGCGGGACGATAACAGACTTAGGGGCTGTCTCGGGTCCGATCTGCGTCCCGCAGGCCATCGTCGCACAAACAAGGATGCCCTCGTTTCTCCTGATCGGGGATAGCCGGACGTGGGGATTTACCGACAATTATGACGATGGCGTTGGGCTGGGCGATGTCGCCCGCAATATCGGCCAGACATTCGGCTTCATCAACATGGGCTCGGCCGGCGATGTTTATAGCGCGTTCAACCTTGCCAACACTCACCGCTCCGGCCTGAAGCAGTACGTCTCGCATGTTGTGGTAGCTGGAGGTATCAACTCCCTCCGCTCCGGTGGTTCGGGCCAGAACAAATCTGCCGCAACTGTGCTGGGTGAGCTGCAAACCACCATCGGGCTATTCACCGGTGTCGAGAAGGTCATCACCTGCACCGTGGCTCCCAACACCTCCGGGGCTTGGACTTTGGTTGACGGCACTGATCAGACATTGAATGCCAACCAGGCGGCAATTCAAACCTACAACGAAGCGATACGCGCGGGGGTGGACGGGTCCGCTGGGTTCTTTGAGTTAGCCGCCCCGCTCTCTCACGCCTCGGTCAGTCAGAAGTGGCTCGCTACCGGCGCTGTCGCGGGGATCACTGGCGATGGCTTACACGCAGTGCAAGCGGGCTACAACCTGCTTGCAGCCACGGACAGCAGCTTCCCTGAAGCCGTACTAGTCAGACCGGCCAATCCTCCTGAACCGGCTGTTGTCTTCCAGGACAATTTTGATCGTGCAGACGGAAGTCTTGAAGCATCAAGTGATTGGACACTAACGTCCGGTACAGCAGGGTCACTCACTATTGTAAGTAATAAGCTGTCTTGTCAAATAATCTCACCAGACAGTTGTTATCTGTGCCCAGACGTAACATCAGACAGCATGTACGTCCAGATGAATTGGGATCACACTGCTGGTACTCCCAGCTTCTTTATGGGTGGGCGTGTCCAAGATGTTGATAACTTTATAGGGTGCCGGTATAACGGCGCTACCAACAAAGTCCAGTTGTACACTAGGATTGCTGGTACATTCGCGAATCTTGGTAACTCTTCTGGCACCATTACTGCAGGTGATGTCGTAAGGATGGAAATAGATACGACAGCAGACACAGTCCGCGCATTGGTGAATGGGTCTGAAGTCATCGCCCCGGTCGCCCTAAGCGGGCTGTTCGCAGGAACTACACGTGCGGGCCTGATTGGTAGGACTACATTTACCACTGATTGGGGTGATAACTTTGAAGCGGGAGAATTGTGAATAATGGCTGATTCCCGCGCCCTCGACGTGCTGATGCGCCAGACCGAGTTCGAGACAGAGCGCTCGGACTATGAGGGCGTATGGGAAGCGGTAGCTGAGTTCTGCGATCCCGATGCGCCGGATCAGTTCCGAAATCGTGGTTCGTTCGGGCGCTCATCGCAGCCGGAGCGTTCCGAGCGTCGAGGATCCAGGGTCTACGACAACACCATCAACAGCGCTGCCAACCGCCTCGCTGCCGGTCTGGAAAGCCTGATCATCCCTCAATCAGAGAAATGGCACGGTCTTTCGACGGCGGCCATGAACGACGAGGAAACCGACGAGGAGAAGGAATGGGCCGAGGGTCTGCGGGATTTCCTGTTCTCGCTGCGCTATTCGGCCAACTCCAACTTTGTCCCCGCCACGCAAGCCTGTCTCAGGAACGTGGTCCGGTATGGGCCGGCCTATCTCTACGCCGAGGAGGGTTTTGGCGGCACGCTGGTTCACTACGCTTCCATCCCAGTGGTCGAAGGATATCTTGGCCGCAACCGCTGGGGCGTCGCCGATACCTTCCACCGCAAGTACGAGCGCACCGCGCGTCAGGCTGCACAACTGTTCGGCTACGACAAGCTGCCGGCCAAGATCAAAATGCTGGTCGACGATCCGGCCAAGAGCGAGGAGAAAATCTGCCTGATCCAGTGCATCAAGCCGCGCGATGAGCGCAAGATGTACAATATCGGCGGCACCACGGATTACCTCGATACCGAATTCGTCTCATACCATGTGATCGAGGAAGAGGCCGAGATCGTCAAGGAGAGCGGGTTCCGCACTTTCCCGGTGTCCTGCTTCAACTGGCGCCGCTATGAGGGCGATACCTACGGCATTTCCCCGACGATCGAGGCTCTGACGACGGTTCGCGAGATCAATGCGGTGCGTCGTTCTGGGCTTCGTGCATTGCAGCAGATCACCGATCCTTCGACCGCCAGCAAGGCAAATCTGGATTATGTGCCGGTGCTCAATCCGGGCGAGAACTATCCCGGCCTGATCGACGAAAATGGTCGGCCGATGATCCAGCCGATCAACACCGGGCAGAACCCGACCTATGCCTTTGATTACGCCGCCGGCCGCGCCGAAGAGATCAGGGACATGATGTTCGTGAACCTCTTTCAAACGCTGGTGCAAAATCCACAGATGACCGCGACCGAGGCGCTGATCCGTCAAGAGGAGAAAGGTGCATTGCTCGGGCCGTCTGGTTCCATCATCCAGGCTGGGTTCGCGTCCAATCTAGATAGGGAACTGTCGATCCTAGAAGCTAAGGGCCTGTACGAGGCTGACAGCCGCTTCCTGCCGCCTCCGTCGCTTGCGGGCAAGACCGTGCGCCCGACCTTCACCGGGCCTCTGGATATCCTGCGCAGGGCCGCTGAAAGCCGTGATGCCGATACCGTGGTGATGGCCGCCGTTCAATATGCGGGTGCGGCGCAAGATCCCGACATCCTGGATAACATCGACGGCGACGAATATATCAGGATCAAGAAGGAGGCCAGCCGCGCGCCGCAGCGCCTTCTTCGTAGCCAGGACGAGGTGCTTGCCAAGCGCGAAGCCCGCGCACAGGCCGCACAGGCACAGGCCGGTATGGCTGCAATCGCAGCGGCCGGCAAGACGGCCAAGGATGCTGTCCCCGCCGCAGTTGAGGCGCGTGACAGCGGCTTGCTGGACGGCATGCAACAGATGATGCCGCAATGAAGCGCAAGCCGTTCGCCCGCGCATCTCAGGCCGGAGGCCCAGCCAAGGCACAGGACGCGCTGACGAAAGCCTATCTCAGGGTGTTCTCCGGCGTTGACGGCGAAATGATCCTCGCCGATCTCGCCAACGTGACAGGATACTATCGCCGCCCGTCCTATGCCGAATGGATGGCGCGGACCAAAACACCGCATGGCTTCGAGCTGCACAGCGCTCTTTCCAACGCTCGGGCCGAAGTTTTGCAGCACGTCATGGGCTTTCTGACGCTGGACGATGATGCGTTGGTCGCGCTCGAAAAGGCCGCAAGGCTGGAAGCGCGCTCATAGGTTCTACCGCACGGCGCGGCCAGCCGGACAATCCCTCCCAAGAATGAAGGAATACGATCATGGCACGTGGACTTCCACGCACTCTCGCTCGCGCTGCGGCACGAGAAGCAGGCAGCGCTCCCGCAAAGGCCGGCCTGAAAGCCGTCACAACCGGGCAGGGCGGCTCATACAAAACCGTCCTTACCCTGTCGGCGATGCAGATCACCGTCACTGACGCGCTGGCCTATGCAAGCCAGAAGCTGTTCGACTTCGCCGACGGCAAGGTGCGCATCAAGGGCGGCACGGCCAGTCTAGCCTTTGCCGTTCTCACCGCCCGCGCCAGCACCATCAACGACAATGCCGCGATGGATTGGTCTGTCGGCACCGTTGCTGCTTCGTCGATCACACTGGCCTCGACCATGGTCGATGTCATCGCCAAGGTCGACAAGACGCTTGACGGCGCCGTTGCTGCCTACACCACCGCTTCGACTGCCGATGTCGCCGCCGCTGCCACGCATGACGGCACGACAACGGCAATCGACATCTTCCTCAACATCGGCTTTCCGACGATCACGGAAATCGATGCTGATGGCACGCTCGCCGTCAGCGGCACGATTACCGTCCTGTACGAACTGTGGGGAGACAACGCGTAACCCTGCGGCTGGGTAAGCCGCTCTAAACAAAGGAACATTCTCTCATGACAGATTTGGCCGAAGGGTCCGTGGTGGTGGAAACACCTCCGGCGGGCGCCCCTGAAACGCCAGCGGTAGTAGCAGACAACGGGTCCGCTGCTGCAACCGAAGCAAATCCGTTTTCCGGTCTTTCCGAAGGCGCCCGGAAATGGGTCGATACCAAGGGCTACAAATCGCACGAAGATGTCGTCTCGGCGGCGCTCAGCCTTGAACAAAGGCTCGGCACTTCCCTGACGGTTCCCGCACCGGACGCACCGAAGGAAGAATGGGAGAAGTTCCATTCCAAGCTTCCCGAGGACATGCGCCCGGTCGCATCGCCTGACAAGATCGAGTTCAAGCGCCCGGAAGGGCTTCCCGAAGCACTGCCCTACGATGAAGGGCTGGCCGATACCTCCAAAGCCTGGATGGTCGAGGCCGGACTGACTTCAAAGCAGTCGCAGGCCATGCACGACAAGTTCGCGGGTCACATGGCTGAAATGGCAACGGCTCAACAGGCCGCTATCGCCGCTTCAGTCGAAACGACCCACGACGAGCTCGTGAAGGACTGGGGACCGAAAGACAGCGACGGCTTCAAGGAGAAGCTGACCGTTGCCGATCGGGCGATGAAGAAACTCGGGCTTGTCGATGCCTATAAGGCCAAGGGCATTCTCCTGGCCGACGGCAGTCTGACCGATCCGCAGATCGCGAAAGCGTTCCATGCGATCGGCGAGGCGATGTTCAAGGAGGACACGATCGGAGCCGATGGCGTGCCAAGCGGGGAAAACCCGTTCAAGCGCGGTCCGGATGGCAAAATCAAAAGTCCTGCGGCGATTTCAGCCCTCTACAAGAGCGACCCTGAACGCGCGAAGCGAATGGCCCGAGAGGCGGGCGAAAACCCCGATACCTGGTTCCCGAACAACCCCCGCTAGCCGGGATCGGCGCTTCGCACTTTTAAGGAAAGACCACGACAATGGCAGACGCCTACACCAAACTCACGGACGCGATCATCCCGTCCGTCTTCGCGCAGTACTCGTTCGAGGAGCACGTGCAGTCCCTGGAAATCTTCCAGGCCGGCATTCTCTTCAACGATCCGATGATCACCGCAAAGCTGAGCATGGGCGGGCGTTCCGTCGACATGCCCGGCTGGAAGGATCTCGGCAACGATCCGTCCGAGCCCATCAACGATGATGAGACGGATTCGATCGAGACCAAGAAGATCGGTTCGCGCCGTGAAGTCGCGGCCCGCAACATCCGCGCCCAGGCGTGGGGCTTCGCTGACCTGACTGCGGTCCTGGCCGGCGATGATCCGCAGAAGGTCGTCGTTCGCCGCCAGACCGACTACTGGCAGCGTGCGCACAAGCTCACCCTGATCAACATGCTTCAGGGCGTGATCGCCGACAACATCGCCAACGACTCCAGCGATCTTGTCCTCGACACGAATGCATCCATCACCGAGACGGACGCGATCGATGCCGCGTACCTGATGGGCGACCAGGCCGACAAGTTCCGGACCTGGTGGATGCACTCCCGGCAGATGAAGGCACTGAAGAAGCTCGATCTGATCGACTTCATTCCTTCGTCCCAGCAGGGCGGCATGCTGATCCCGTACTACATGGGTCTGCGCGTCGTCGTCGATGACGATATCCCGGTGTCGACCAACGAGTATACGGCGTTCATGTTCAAGCCGAATGCGATCATGTGGAACGAACTTCCGGTCAACACGGAAGGCGGGCCTGTCGAGTTCGATCGCAAGCCGAAGCTTGGCCACGGCGGCGGCATCACGGAAATGGTGGCACGTCGCCACTTCGTTCCGCACGTCCCCGGCACCCGCTGGCTCGACGCGTCTGTTGCCGGCGAGTTCGCCACCGATGCAGAGTTCGCACTGGCGGCAAACTGGGACCGCACGGCATCGAGCGTCAAGAACATGACGTTCATTGCCATCCGTACTACCGAAGTCTGATCGTAGGCACGGCGGGGGCTCCGGTCCCCGCCTTTTCCATTGAGGTTCGACAATGATCAAAACCAGACGCAAGCCTGCCGAGACGCGCAAGGAAATTGTCCGTCGGCAGTATCGTGAACATGCGGAGCGCTTGGCGCCAAACCCCGGCGTCACCGTGTTCGACGGGCATGGCCGCCCGCGCCGCAAGCCGCACTATCTGACCGTGACCGCGAAGGCCTGACATCATGGCGATCACGCCCCTCGACATCGCGAACATGAGCATCGCCATTCTGGACGAGGCCCCGATCGACAGTCTCGATCAGGACATCAAGGTGGCGCGCCTGCTCAATCTGCACATGGACGTGACGCGAGAGGCCGAACTGACCAAATATGCGTGGGTGTTTTCGATCCTGTCGGCGTCCGTGATCGGAACCGATACTGAATCGGGCGACAACACGCTGAACTGGGTCTATGAACTGCCGCCCGACTGCCTTCGCCCCTTGCCGCTTACCTATAACGGCGAGCCCGACGGCGTTCCTATCTCATGGCGGCAAGAGGCCGGATTGATCTACTCGGACCAGTCGAGCCCCCGGATCATCCGCTATATCGCCAACCTCACCGATCCGAACGACTGGGACGCGCTGTTCACCGATGTGCTTGTTTCAGCACTTGCCGTCAAGATCGCGCATCCACTGACCCACAAGACCGGCATGATCGACGTGGCCAAGAACGCCTATGCCACTGCGATTGATGCTGCGCATACCGCACAGGCCATCCAGCGCGGCGGCAGGCTGAACACGTCCACATGGGCCGTCCAGCGCGGCGACAACCGGTGGCGCGCATAGATGCCGACGCTTTACCCAATTCAGGACGCACTGACCCGCGGTGAAATCTCGCCGCGGCTGCATGCACGCGCCTCGCTCGATCTCTACAGGGCGGCACTTTCCAAATGTGAGAACTTCATCACGCTTCCCCACGGCGGCATCCGCAAGCGCGGCGGGACATACTTCGTCGGCGAGGTCAAGGATTCATCCAAGGAGACCCGCGCCGTTCAGTTCATATTCAGCGCCGTGCAGGCCTATGCGCTTGAGGTCGGCGAATTCTACATCCGTATCTATGCTTACGGCGCCCGGGTCGGGACCGTTGAAGTGGTGACGCCATATGTGGAGGCCGATCTATTCGAGTTGGATTTTGTGCAGTCGGCTGATCAGATGTGGATCAGCCACAAGAATTATCCACTCAAAGTCCTGACCAGGACAGCGCACACCACATGGACGCTTGAGGACTACCCTTTCGAGGATGGGCCATACGACGACATCAACGACACTGCAACGACGCTGACGCCGGCCGACTACGGCTCTCTCACCCCGTTGATGACGGGCCTGACATCGCCAAGCGGCACAGTGTCATCGACTGGCGGTTACGCTTCTGCCTGGAATATTTTTGATAAGGATGTCGGTACAGATTTCGCGGTTAATGGCGTCTCGGCCGCCTTCATCAGTTATCGACTGCCCGCCGCCGGGCAGGCCGTAGTCGATGCCTACTATGTCACCGCGACAGATACCACCGGCATTGCCGGACAGCCCACTGCGTGGAAAATCGAAGGTTCGAACAACGGCTCCACATGGACGGCGCTTGACAGCCAGCAGGGGCAAAGCGGATGGACGGGCGGCGAGACGCGCTATTACGAGTTTTTCAACAAGACGCCGTTCGAATATCATCGATTCCGCTGGCTGGGCGTCAATGGGTCGGCCAATACGCGTTTCGCCGAAGTGACGATGAACAAGGCGGCGGTGAGCCAGACACCGTTCAATCTCACGGCCTCATCGATAGTCGGCATCAATGACGGGACGGGGTTTCAGACTTCAGACGTTGGCCGCGCCATCAGGCTCTTGGGATCGGATGGCCGATGGCGTTGGGCCAAGATCGTCACGCGGACCAGCACAACGGTTGTCACCGTCCAGCTTTACGGCCACGCTCTGCCCGATCTAAGCCCGATCACCCGCTGGCGGCTCGGGACATTCGTGCCGGGCCAGTATGTCGAGAGCGGTTCACTGTACGAAGAGCGCTTGGCCTTCAGCCGAAAGTTTTCCGTCTACGCCTCAGTGACCGGCGATTTCGACAATTTCGGGCTCGGCGAGGAAGACGATGACGCCATGGAGTTCACCCAGGCAGGTGGTGGACAGGCCAATGATATCGTCTGGATTGCGGAATCCGATGGCGCGCTGCTGATCGGCACACTTGGCGGGGTGCGGGCGCTGTCCGGCTCGGGCATTGATGAAGCGCTTACCCCTTCGTCCTTCAAGAACCGCCGGTCGCGGACGTTCGGTTGTGCAAAGGTCCGCCCCGTCGATGCTGGTCAGTCGTTCCTGTATGTCACGCGCTCGCGCAAATCGATCGCAGAGCTGACACAGAACAACACCGGGCGCTTCACTTCGGATGATGTCGGGCAGATTTCCGAGCATATTCCTAAGAAGGGCGTCGTCGAACTGGCATTCCAGACCGATCCCGATCCGTTGTTGTGGTTCCCGTTGGATAATGGCGAGCTCGGCGGCTACACGCACCAGCCTTCCCAAGAGGTTCGCGGCATGCATCGCCACGACATCGCCGGTTCCTTCGGCGGATCTGATTGGGCCATCGTCGAGAGCGCCACAGTGACGCCGGGGCAGGACGGCAACGATGATCTGTGGCTTATCGTCAAGCGCACCATCGACGGTGTGACCCGTCGCTATATCGAGATCAAGACGGTTCCCTTCGAATACCAGTCTATCGAGGATGCATTCGAAGTCGATTGCGGCCTCACCTATGACGGTGCCGCGACAGGGACGGTCACAGGCCTCGATCATCTCGAAGGCGAGACCGTCGACGCCTTGGCAGACGGCAAGGTCTACAAGAGCCTTACCGTATCAGGCGGTTCCGTTTCCCTGCCCGGTGGAGAAACGGCGGCAAAATGGGCTGTGGGACTTCCCTACGCCTCGAATGCCGACACCCTCGAACTTGATGTCGGCGGCAAGGACGGTTCGCGCGTCGGCCGCCGCAAGAAGGTTTCGAGCATCATCCTGTCGCTGATGGAGACCGACACGACAGGCCTTGAAATCCAGTCGCTTCAGCGTGGCCGCTGGGAGCCAGTTCGAATCCCCTCGATCGTGGCGCCCGATGGCATGGCCTCGCTGTTCACTGGCAATGTCGCGGTGCCGATCGACGATTCTTGGGAGGGGCAGGGGCGGGTTCGCATCAAGCACACCAATCCAACACCGTGCACCGTCCGTGCGATCTCAACAGCCTTTGATGGAGAGCCGTGAAAATGTGCACTATCGCTCTCCTCGGAGTCCTCGGCACTGCTGTTTCCGCAGGTGGCGCGCTCGCATCTGGAGCGCAGCAGCAGCAAATGGCCAACATGCAGGCCAAGGCCTATGAACAGCAGGCACAGGCTGAGGCTCAAAGCAGCGCGTTCGAGGCTGCACAAGAAAGGAAAAAACAAGATTTGCTTCAAGCTAGCGCGCGGGCTGCGGTCGGCGCGTCCGGCGTGGCCGTGGCAGGATCGCCAACGGAAGTCCTCGCCGCCAATGCCGCACAGAACCAGCTTGACTTGAAGGCGATCCAATATGGTTCCCAGCTTCGCCAGAACAGCTTGACCACGCAAGCGGCGATCTCGAAATATTCCGGCAAGCAAGCGATGGCAGGCGGCATCCTTAAGGCCGGCAGTGGCTTGGTATCGGGCCTGTCGAATCTCTATGATCCCAACAAAGCCGTGAAATTCGGCGGCTCGGTGTTTTCATGACGGCAACCCTACTCAAGCCAACCCCATGTTGCCCGCCTGAATATGTCTCCAACGCTCTGTTGCGAGATGCCGAACTGTCTGGCGATCTCACGCTGGAGCATGGTGCCTCGCAACGCGCGGATTTCACGGACATCATCTTCGGTCAGTTTCACCATCATATGCTTTTGGCCACGATTGTCTGTGCCATGAATGAGTTTGTCAGTCTGGTTTTCGGCGTGCGTTTTCCACGACAGATGTCCCTTCGTGACACAGGCCAAATGTCCTTTCCCGCAACTGTGAGCAGCCTCGTGCGCTGGAGTCGGCGGCGGTCCTTTGGTTTCTTCGCAGACGCGGCGGGAGACAAGACAACCATTCATCCTACCATACCCATGTTCGTTCTTTGCATACGGCCATGGCAGACACTCGTCGCCCTCATATGTGAGGACGACTTCTCGAAAATAGCGCTCTGGTTCGCCATCTGGCGCGCGCGTACTCCCGCCAAACGGATCTCCATGACGCCGCCAACGCTCGTAATGCGCATTGCACCAGCCGCGCCCAAAGTGTGGCTTGCCGCATCCGTCGATCTTGCATATTGGTTTGGTAGCCATTTCAGCCTCCGAAACAGGTTGGTCTGGTCAGGGCCGACGAGGTGCTTCCAACACCGGATCGGCCCGCTTGCTATGCCAGAAAATCCGGTTATTTGCAACGGGAGGGCATAAGCGTGGCTCGGATTCCATTGGCCGTCGCCAGTCGCTCGCTCGACACCGGAAGCGTCGTTTCCTATCCGACAGGCTCGCCTATCGGGTCCGCGCTGGAAAGTGCCGGCGACGAATTGCAGGCCGTTGCCGTTCGCTTCCAGGCCAAGCAAGAGGAGATGGACAAGTTCAAGCGCATCACGCTTGAAAACGAATACGACCAGGCTGTGCAAAACCAGTCCGAGGAATTCGCCAGAAACGCACCGGCTGACGGTTCCGGCATTCACGACGGCATTGTCGGTCAGATCGACCCGACAACCGGACAGGTGGCAAAGCCTGGCCTGTTCGACAATCTGGCGCAGCAATTCCGTGATCGCGTACCCGCGAGCCAGCGGGAGCATTTCGATGCGAACCTCGGCGCCAAGCGGCTCAAGATGTCCGGCAATGCCGCTGCGGTGCAGTCCTCTCAAGAACAGGAATACGCCAAGGTCGAGACAGCCAAAATCCAGGATGGGCTGCTCAATTCCATTCTGCAGATGGACCCTGACGATAGCGCCTCCTATGAGGAGTACAAGGCCAAGGGCCGCGAGGCGATCGAAGCAAGCCCGATGAAGCCGCTGCTGAAGCAGGTGGCGCTTGACAAGTGGGACCAAACGGCACCCAAGGCGCTGGCTCAGGCGATCATGACGCGCGACCCCGGCAAGCTTCGGTCGATGCTTGGCATGGCGCCTTCCGAAGCTGCGACGACTGGCGGCACGGCAATCGATACCGTCGTCAACAAGATCATCGGCGTCGAGAGCGGCGGAAACGCTTCGGCGAAAAACCCCAAATCGTCGGCGGCCGGCCTTGGTCAGTTCATTGATTCGACATGGCTGGCGACAATCAAGAAGCATCGGCCAGACATCGCGGCAGGCAAGAGCGCCGCGCAGATCATCGCACTGAAGACAGACCCCGCGCTTGCAAGGGAGATGACCAAGGCGTTCACTCAGGACAACGCCGAATACCTGACCAATCGCGGTGTTGCGACTACTCCCGGCAACATCTACCTTGCCCACTTCCTTGGCGCCGGCGGTGCGGTTCGGGTTCTCAAGGCCGATCCTGGTGCTTCGATCGGCAGCATTGTCGGGCAGGATGCCATCACCGCGAACCCGTTTCTTGCCGGCAAGAGCGTTGCAGACACAATCGCATGGTCAAACAAGAAGATGGGCGGGGCTTCCGGTGTCGCTTCTGCGCCAGTCGACCCACGCCTTGCAGGACTGTCGCCGGAGGATCGGTGGTCGCTCGCCAATCAGGCGGATTCCGCTGCCGCAGGCCAGCGCGTCGAGATGCGCACAGGCATCGAGGTTGCCACCACAAACGCGCCCGCCGCCATCCAGAACACCGGAACCTATTCCGGCAACATCCCCGGCCGCGAGCAGTTCGTTGCCGCCTATGGCGAAGGCGAGGGCGGCCAGCGCTTTGATCAGTTCCAGGCGTCTATCGATACCAGCCGGCAGGCTTTCGACATGAAGACCATGCCGGAATCGACAATCCAGGAGATGGTCAAGAAAGCGCAGCCGACATCGACGGGCGAAACAGCGGCTCTGGATCAGAAGCGCTATGAAGTCATCTCGAATGCCGCCGCCGCGACTTTGAAGGCGAGAGAGGCTGACCCGGCATCCTATGTCCGGCAGGTGTTCCCGAGCGTCAATGAGCAGTGGAACAACGCCCAATCCCAAGGCAACTACCAGAGCGCGGTTGCCGCCTCGATCGCGGCACAGCAACAGCTCGGTATCAGGAATGTCCAGCCGCTTCCGAAAGAGTTTGCGGCCTCTGCCGTCGAGTCCTTCAAGAATGAGAGCAAGCCGCAGGAAAGCCGCATAGCTGAAGTGTCCGCCATCCTCATGGCCACGCCCGACCCGGAACAGCGCAAGGCCCTGTTCAATCAGATGGTCGACGCCGGCCTCCCGGACGCTACGGAGGGCGCGTTCGAGGCGCTGTCCCGAGGCGATGAAGGCGCGGCGAACCGTCTGTTTCAGGCCGCCATGGTCGACCCCGCGAAGCTCGCCGGCACGTTGCCGAACGGTATCAAGCCGGCCAACATCGACGAAGCCGTGCAGGGCGCGATCATGGAGGACGGCCAGATCGGCGATATCTACTATGGGTTGAGTGATGGGACGGCTGAGAATTTCACCCGCGCCCAGCGTGATTCGAAGCTGATCAACAATTCCGTCAACCTTCGACTTCGCAATGGCGAGACGCTTGACCAGGCTATCGAGGGTGTTTCGAAAGACCTTTATGGCGACGTGCAAGCGGTGGATACCACCAATGCGAAGATCCTTGTCCCGAAGGACCAGGATGCCGGCGAGGTTGTCGATGGGCTTCGCGCCCTGATGCCCGAGGTGAGAACAGCACTGGCAACGGCGCTGGCCGTGCCGACGGAAGCCAAAGCGGCCGATGGGACCAGGGCTATTCTCGACGCCACGACCAAGGCCCACGCCGAAAACATCATGTCCGAAGGCTACTTCCGCAATTCCGGCGATGGCTATGTGTTCATCGATCCCTATGTCGGGGCTGCGATTGCTGGTCCGGATGGCAAGCCGCTTATCTTCAATATCCCGGAAGCGGGTTTGGTCGAACCGCAGGATGACCGTTCCAAGCCCCTGACCGATCAGGACTTTGACGAGTTCCAACGCCGCATGGGCACGCCGCAATGACCGGCGTCTATTCGATGTGGTCTCCGAACTATCGCGCCGCCAGCCGACAGGAGATGTTCGACGCGGCTATGGAGCAGCCGTTGAGCATCACCTCGACGCTGCTGGATCAGGCCAAGGGCGGTGTGCTTGAGAGTTTTGGACTTGGAACAGCCATTCGCGAAGCCCAGTTGCCGGAGGAAGCACCGACCGTTCCAGGAATAACCACTGAACCGGGGGGCCGCAACTTTCTGAACGCCCGCCGGGAGCGTCCGGAGGAACTTGAGGCTCGCCGGGCCGATATGGGCGCGCTAGACGCGGACGCATACAAGGCCTCGGCATGGTTCCGTGATGATGTCCCGTGGGATGCCGGCATGACGGAAGCCCGCGCAGCGGCGCTGGCGACGATGTACGACGCCAAGAGGGTCCGCGAGTTCTACGCGCAAAAGCGCCCGATCTCAGCATTCTTTGGCAATCTCGCCGGCCAAGCGGTTGATCCGATCAACTATATTCCGATCGCCGGACCAGCGGTCAAGGCTGCTGCGCTTGCGCGGTTCGGCAAGGTCGGCGGCGTTGCAGCGGCATCGTCGCTGGATGCGGCGGCAAACACCGCTGTCTTCGGCATCGGAACTGCTGGTGAGCGCGCGAAGTTCGGCGACGATGTTTCATGGGAAACAACGGTCTCGCAGATCGCCACCGCTGCTTTGATCGGCGGCGCCTTCGGTACCATCGTAGGAGCCGTAGGAAGGCGCAGGGACGCGCGGCTGGTTGCGGAGACGGAACAGAGCCTCTCGACGCTCCGCACCACGCAGGAAGCCCGCATAGCGCTGAATGAAGGCATCGATGCCATTGTCCGGGGCGAGGATGTCAGGCTTTCGCCGAACGCGACAGATCCGATGGCGCGCGTGGCGGAACAAATCAACCCGACGCGCTCACCGGATTTGTTCGCTCCGCTCGAACGGCAAGACTTGTACAGATCAACCGCTGTTGGCCGCGTGATCGACAATCGCGCAGCGCATATCGCGGATTTCGAAACAGCCATGCGCGGCGAAGTGTTGGCGACAGACCCGGATTTAGCGGCTCGCTTTCGCGCCGCCGAAGAGAAATTCAATGCGGCGCAGGACAAGGTTGCCGCCATAGAAGAGCAGTTAGCAGCAAGGAAGCAGTCCGATGCCGTTGCTTTGATAGATCAACCATCGGCCGAGCGGGTTCGCGCGATCGAGGCCGAGCTTGCCAAGAAACCATCGGCAAGACGGGCAGCCGAGTTGGAATCTGAACGCGACACCATCGTCGAAAGCTTGGGGCCGGATCAGGTCGCCAGTGCCGAGAGCGATTTTCGCATCAAGCCGCAGAAGCAGGCCAAGCAGGCGCGATCAGCACTGGCGGCGGCGCGGCAAGAATTCTCCAAGGTGCGGCGCGAGGCAGACGCCATCGCTTCTAAACTCGACGCGGTAAGCAGTCTTCGGAACAGGTCGTCCATCGACACCAGCACCGCTCGTCCAGAGCCCGTACCCGAAGGCATCAAAAAGGCCGAAGCCGCCATCGCAAAGTCAGATGATAGCAAGGCGCTTGCCACTCAATACCGCGTCGATCCGGAAACCGGAGCCTTTCAGGAGGAAGCCGACATCAAGCAACTTGCCGCAGAAGGCCGCTTCACCGGACAGGATGCAGAGACCATGGCGCAAGCGCAGGCCGACTTTGAAACCGGCGCGGCCTATGCCGAAGCGCTGAAGAGTGTAGCGGGGTGCATGCTGTGAAAATCCGCTACAAGATCGGCGCCGACTGCCTCGCCGCAGCACGTGCTGCATCGGGCGAAAAGCTCAGCCGCGAGGACATCGAGGCAGCTTTCCAGCGCGTGGCCGAGCACAAGGCCAGCCTACAGACCAGCGGCGACATCGCCAATCTTGGCGACAAGCTAAAGGCCTTCGCCGAACGTGAGGCCGAGCGCACCAAGATCGCGGCCGCCATGCAAAAGCGCCATGCGGCGCTGAACATCCTTGCCCGCGACCGTCTCGATACGACGGTTGATGGTTTCATCAAGGCCGGCATGTCGCCGAAGAAAGCCTTGCTCGCCGTTCTCGAAGGCACGCAAAAGGGCGTCGAGGGTGGGCGCAACTCGGTCTCTGCGCTGAAAATGGCCTACGAAAGCCGCTATCTTGGCGGCATGCTTGGCGAGATGCAGGCTGAACGTCCGCACATCGTCGACATGCTGAGCGATCAGCGTTTCGATGGCGACATTCTTCGCGAGATGGCTGAACTTAAGGAAGGTGGGAGGCCGGGGGTAACCGGCAACGCCGATGCGCAGTACGCCGCAAAGCTGTTTGCCAAGTATGCCGAGTTGAGCCGCACAGATCTGAACAGGCTTGGCGCGTCGATCGGCAAGCTGGACGGCTGGGCAGGCCATCAGTCGCATGACGACATGAAGATGATCGCGGCAGGCAAGGCGACGTGGGTCGATCGCATCATGCCTCGTCTCGACACGGCCCGAACGTTCCCTGACATCGCGTCTGTCGACGAACTCAAGAGTGTGCTTGGCGATATCTACGATACGATCATCACCGGTATGCCGAACAAGCCTACGGCTGGCGAATTGGGTCAGCGCGTCGGTCCGGCCAATATGGCGAAGTCGCTCGGCAAATCGCGTGTCCTGCATTTCAGGGATGCGGAAGCGGCATTGTCCTATCGCGATGAATTCGGCTATGGCAACACGATCTCCGGCATGGCTGCACATCTGCGCAATTCCGCCCGGATGGCGGCAAGCATGGAAACCCTCGGCCCCAATCCGGAAGCCATGTTCACGTCGCTGGTCGACGGGCTGGCGAGGAAGATTTCGGATGACCCGAAACTCTCACCCGAGATCAAGGCAAAGCAGACGCAATCGCTAAGGCTGGACGGCGGCGCCATGCGCCATGCGCTGGACATTTCGACTGGCATGATCTCACGTCCGGTGAGCGTGACAGGCGCCAAGATCGGCGGCGACATCCGCGCTACGCAATCGATGGCAAAGCTGGGCGGTGCGCTGTTCTCATCGGCGCTGGATACGGTGACGGGCGGGATTGCCTCACAGTTTCGCGGCAGCGGGTTCTTCAAGGGGTTCGTTGCCCAGATCGAAGGCATGCGCCTCACTAGGTCAAAAGGCGAGGTCGCCGAAATCTCCTACCTGATTGGCGAGGGGTTCGACGGCCTGATCGGCAACATCGTCGCCCCGGCGGCAGCCATCGATGGCCCGGTAGGGGTTATGTCGAAGCTTCAGGAAAAGTTCTTCCGCTGGAACGGTCTGACAGGATGGACGGATGGCCAGCGCGCCGCGGCCGGGCGCATGATCTCGGCCGAGATGGGCATGCGCGCCAAGACCGCTTTCGCCAAATTGCCGGCCAACTACAAGCATGTGCTTGGCCTGCACGGTATCACCGAAGCGAAATGGGAGGCAATTCGGAAAGCCGAACTCCGCGAGTCCAACGGCAAGTCCTACATCACGCCGGATCGCATCCGGGATCTTCCCGATGAGGCCGTCGCGGGGCTTGGCCGGAATGCCGACGACGCCCGGCGCGATCTGGAAATGTCTGTGCTTCGCTTCTTCGCGGATGAAACATCGTATGGCGTCATCGTGACGGATGCCCGTTCCCGTCGCACAACGACATGGGGTACGCGACCCGGAACGCTTGCCGGCGAATCCATCCGCTTCGTGATGCAGTTCAAGGGCTTCCCGATCGCTTTCGGTGAGCGGATTCTTGGCCGCGCCGCTTTCGGTTTCCGCGAGGGCGCAAGGGCAGAACAGGCCGCCCACATCGGAACGATTCTCGGCGGGTTGACGATGGCCGGTTACGCCGCCATGACCATGAAGGACTTGGCTAGAGGACAATGGCCACCGCGCGATCCCACCGATCCCAAGACTTGGGCGGCTGCCTTCGTGCAGGGTGGCGCGATGGGTATCTATGGCGATTATCTGTTCAGCCAGGTCAACCGCTTCGGTAGCGGGCCGCTTGAAACCGTAGCCGGTCCAGGTATCGGAACGGCGGCAGATTTCGTCAAGCTCGTGCTGAAGGCGAGGGATGCTGGGCTGAGCGGCGATGAACAGGTCAAGGCCGCCGACTGGCTGAACTTCGCAACGCAGAACACGCCGTTCGCAAACCTGTTCTATGTCAGACCGGCAGTGGACTATCTATTCCTCAAGTCGATGAAGGAAGCGGCTTCTCCAGGTTATACGAGACGTGTTGAGGGCAGGCGCCGGAAGGAAATGGGGCAGAGCAACATCGCGCCGAAGCCTCTCGATCCATTCGGAGCTTTTTAGAAAATCAGTGAGGCAAGCAGCGTCAGACCGCCTAGCACGGCGTAGGGAACAAGCCAGATCAACACGAAGCGATCGGCAACCTGCACTCCCGAGACAATGACGCCGACGCCCCAGACGAAGCCGAGAAACCAGACGACAGAGATGGCAATCGGATAGATGCCGGTTTTGATCATAAGCCCGCCACCGGCGGACCACAGAACCACGAATGCGATGAACGTTAGAAATTCCAGAGTGTTGGCTGACATCGGCGCGCACTAAATCGCAAAACCAACGACCTTTCAAGTCCGGAGAGCCTTATGGCCCGACCCGTTACCGCTTCTGTTCGCTTGCTGACAGGGGAGCGCGAGCCCGTTCGCCTCGCCACCACTGCGAACTTGCCAACCGTCAAGGTGAGCGGACAGTGGTTGATGTATGGCCTGCAAACCATAGACGGCGTGCAGACCGAGGTCGGTGACCGGGTGCTGGTGAAGGACCAGACCAACGCCACGTTGAACGGCATCTACACGGCATCCGAGGGCTATTGGTATCGCGCAGCAGATTCCCGCACGGCGCGGACGATGCAGAAGGGAACGACGGTCCATGTGCAGGCCGGCGCCACGAACGCCGGAAAGGTGTATTCCTTCCAGAGCGATGCCCCGGTCATAGGGACGGATGACATCACTGTTACGTTCTACCTCTCCGACGATATCATTTCCGATGTGACTGCGGCAACCGACGGCATCCTTGCCGATATCGTGGCGGCGGCAGAGGCGGCTGTTGCCCCGTCAGTCGAGGCGGCTGGCGCTTCGGCCACTGCGGCGGCGGAAAGCCTCGCCGATGTCGAAACCCTTCTGGAGGACTATAGCGTTCTCTCGATCGGCACGGTCACGACGCTTCCGGCCGGCTCGCCAGCCACGGTCAACAACGTGGGAACGCCTGGAAATGTGATCCTCGATTTTGCGCTTCCGGAAGGACAGGAAGGCGCGGCAGGCGCGGGAACAGGCGATGTCATCGGCCCGGCGTCTTCCACGAACAACGGCTTTGCCAGATTTGACGGCACGTCCGGAACGCTATTGGAGGACAGCGCGGCCGTCATCGCGGTTGCAGACGGCGGCACTGGTTCGGGCACAGCATCAGACGCGCGCGATGCGCTCGGGCTTACCATAGGGACCGATGTCCAGGCCTTCGACGCGCAACTGTCCTCGCTCATCCGGCAGAACAGCAAGAGCGCGGCTTACACGCTCGTCCTGACCGATGGCGGCAAGCACATCTATCACCCGGCCGCCGACACTACGGCGCGCGTCTGGACCATTCCAGCAAACGCTTCCGTTGCCTTCCCAATCGGGACGGCTGTCACCTTCGACAATGATTTCGGCGCCGGGGCGATCACGATCGCGATCACGACAGATACGCTGGTGCTTGTCGGAACGGGTGGTGGCACAGGAAGCCGCACGCTTGCATCCGGTGGGCAGGCCACCGCAATCAAGGTCACGGCCACACGCTGGCGCATCAACGGGACGGGTCTGACCTGATGGCATCAGTCAGTCAGCAAGCACTTCTCGGCGCGATTTCCGGGGCGGCGGTACAGAACGTCGAGCAGACCGACATTCGCAACTCGCAAGGATCTGGCAGTTCTCCAAACACGTTTTCCTCGGTTGCATTCGGCTCTCCGGGACCACAGGTATGGAGCGTCGCGATATTTCACCATTTCAATGTCACCAATCAGGCTACCGTTACCGGGGTAACTATCGGTGGTGAGGTTGCGGCGTTTGAATTCGACAACACCGGAAATGGCTCTGGCGTGGCGGCTGGCATCTGCATAGCGCGCGCCCAGCCTGGAGTATCGAGCGGGTCAGTCGCACTCACTTGGGCAACCGCGGCCAGACCAGCGCTGTCATTGGTGATGCTGCGCGTGGTCGGCTTTAACCTGACGACGCTGCATGATACCGCGGAACTGCCGAACGTTCAACAAAGCGGCACCGGCAAGACGCTCAACATCGACACTATCGCCAATGGAATCCTCTTCGGCGGGGCATGCAAGAGCAACACGAACAACATCACGTGGACCAACCTGACGGAACGGGGCGAAGACACGCAGGGAAGCCACAGGAGAAGCTGGGGCTGGGATCATCCAACGGTGACGCAAGCCAATCGCAGTGTCAGCTTCACGAGCACAGGCACAGCGCTCGTTGCCATGCTGCTGCAATCGTACCCGAAGTACTAGGTGCAGGGCTTCACCAA